CTTCTTTTGCACAGCCTCAACATCAGCCGTCCCGAAGGCTTGCTTCATCACCTTGCGTATCTGCGGCAACTGCTCTTGTAACTGCCTTAAATCCTGTCCTAGCACCTTGCCCTTAGCTGACATCTGTGTTAACGCCAGTATGACAAGCTGTAATTGTGGCGCGCCCTTGCCGACTGTTACAAGTGCGTTCCCGAAAGCCTTTAGCGATCTTTCAGCAAGCTGGGCGTTCATGTCAATGGCACGAAGGTTGGTATATCCCTGCACCGCTTGAGCTAGACTCAAGCCCGGCAGTTTCGCCACCTCACGCAGACGCACCATTGCCTTCTCTGCATTCTTTGCACCGTCCTCAACTGCAGTCAGGCTCTTAAACATGCGCTCCTGTTCCATAGCGGACTTAACGATGCTTCGTGTCAATAAGCCCAACGCCGCAGACGCAGCACCCAAAGCGATAGTCAAGCCCGTATAACTGGATGCAGTCTTTTTCGTGCTGTCAGCGACTTCGACATTAGCACCCGCCTGTTCATGGAGTGCTTTGGTAGTCTTGTCTATATCAGCCTTTAGCTGTGCTATGGCTTGCTGACTGAGATTTTTCCCTTTTATTGTCAATGCAACTTCTGGCATTTCAATTATCCTTAAAATATGGGTCTGCCCGCTATCTGCTTCATAAGTGCCTCAAACCGCTTTCGCTCCATCTCTAATCTCGCTTTTTCTTCTTCTATCTCTGCTTTTTCGCCGATGCTGTAAACCTGATTATCTATAAAAAGCTTGAAATGGCTATTCTGTATCTTCGGGAACAGTATCTGACTCGGTGTCTGATGGTATGCCTTCGCTATCTGATGTATCCTCAGTAGTTCCCTCTGTGCCTTCTTTATATGTTTTGAGAAATGACTCCGCCGCTTTGGCGATTTCCTCCGGCTTGGTAAGTTCCTGTATGGCTTTATAAAGATGCGTTACGTCATCCTTAACATCTTCAGGCGTGGAAACACTTGTCAGCTTCCCGATCTCTATCAGTCGGATGATGGATAGTTCCTTATTCTCCGGGTCGCATTCCGACTGTGGCTTATTGACAAGCTTGGCTGAAATAACGCCAGCGCAGATAATATCCAGAACCTTCCCTTTCAGGATAGGCTCATTGGCAAGTTCAATCTTTTCCTCATCAGTCATATTATCAGTAATTGCATCAATAGATTTCTGATCGGTAGCGCCTTTCTCGATAAGAAGACTCATAAATGGCGTTCCGAATATTCCTAAGAACATACCCGGATTGATAGCCTGTATCTCAAATGTCATTCCCGAAGGCGTAACCGTATATCCCCTCTCATAGCCCGACAATAATTCATCATAGCCCGTTAGACCCTCGACTTTTGGCTTCATAGGTCTTGCAGTCTTGACGTTACCAGCATATTTTTTTCCTTTTTTGGTAGCATTTTGGGAGGCTCTATCTTTTGCGTTCATTTTTTCTCTCCTTAATCAGTAGGAAAGCGGATCGGCTCTGATTAACGCCTGAATATAAGGCAACCGACCCGCTGACATTTTAGGAACTTGATAGACATTTGATCGTAACGGTCTGTTCATCTGGTGATGTAGCACCAACCGATCTTAGCGGAGTAAGCGATATTTCTTGCAATAGGTTTGCAAAATTATCTACGGGTTTCTTTGGGAAGTTATTGATCTGGCATCTAGGAAGGCTCCAAGTTATGCTGTATTCTGCCCCCGCAAAAGGCTTATAATAAGCATAAATATAGACATCCTCCACTTTGGCACCAGACTCAAAAACAACATCCCAGTCGTTTTGTGTCTCATTATAATCCACGCCAAAAGTAAGGATTTCCGCGCGGCGTTTTCCGCGCACCGGCTGAGGCATGGTTCTTTCATTTCTATATTTTGCCGCAGGGTATTCTAAACCATTGTCAAAACTGTTGCTCAATGAGGCAACTGTCCATGTAGTCTCACCAATGGCTAAAGCCAATGCCCAACCCGCTGCAACGCCTTGCTCAACACGATCATACGCTGACACATCTGTTGGGGTTTCTGATGCTTCGACATCATTTCCAGATGACTTCACGACATGCCCTTCATAAACACGTTTTTGAATAGTCGTAATGTCTAAGGCAAGTATGTCCGCTAGGGTAAATGTTCCTGTATTAATCAATACTCCAATCGCCGTTGTCGGGATACCGCCCTTAACAGACTCAATAGTCATGCCCGGCAAGACTGCATCCTTGATCTCTATCAAATGCGTATAGAGGTTATTACTTGCCTCGATAAGAAGTGTTTCCGAATCTGGAGGTGTTGATGTGAAATCTATACTTGTAACGGTCTTGAAATAATATGCACTCGTCTTTGGACCAGCCTCACCCGTAAATGTTAAAATATCTATAATAGTAAAATCATTCTGATCTGTCCCTGTTATCGTTACGGTCTGCGTTACTGCACCTGAAAAAGTAAATTTCAGGACTGCTGGGGCTTGACTTGGAGTCAAATCACCGGGCTGAGTATCAAGGTTGTCCGGGTCTTCCCACGCCTTGCCTGCACCTGAACCATTACCAAAAGCCTCATCCCATGTCGGGGCTGTAATATCTGAATACGACTCAAGTCCTGCTTCAATAAGTAATATTTCGTCATCCGCCGGCACGTCTGTAAATTGTATCCCGAAAACAGTCTTAAATGCCTTTGTAGTTGTTTGCGTAACTGCACCTAGAGCCGTGAATGTTAATGTTTCAGATATAGGCATATCATTATTGTCCGTTCCCATTATCTGCACAACTTGATCCACTGCTTCACTGAACGTCAATTTAAGCAATGCCGGTACTTGGCTTGGTGATAAATCACCGGGCTGAGTATCAAGTTCATCCGGATCAGTCCATACCCTGCCACTACCGAAACCATCACCAAATACTTCGTCCCATGACGGCTCTACGAATTCATCAGACTGATCATCCATATACATTTGCCTGAACCATATCGGCATATTATCAGCATGTAATTCAAGCTTCATTCCGCCATTAGACGTGATAAAATTCGGCACGCCTTCAATAGGTGAAGCATGCCCAGTAAATCGGGGTGGATCAATGGGTGGCGAATCATTATCCAAATCCACCGATTCAAATTCGTAGATAATACCATTGAATTCATCATTATCAATCGGGGTTTCCCAATCGCTCTGATCCCCTACAATCAAATAGCTCTCATAAGGTCTTGCCATTTTATATGCTCCCTTCGTTTTAATCTTCTATTCTGCTGTTTCCGTTTACGCTTCTTTGGGTTCTTTTTCTTTTTATCTTTTCCTGCCATATATTTATAAGTCCTCTGTCCTTGCGGTCTCATACCAATCTGTACCATCATAAACGAAATCAACAGTAGCGGATTTGCTCGCTGTACCTGTGCTACATATTTACTCCTCCGTTGCTGCTGGTATCGCATCAATCAATGCCTGTTTCTGCGCTATCAAAGCATCGAGTT